CGGGATACATACCTCACACCCTCCGAGAGACCGGATTTGACTTTGTCGAGTCCAGGACCGGCGTGAAGCGAGCTATGTATCGACGCGCGTACGCTGACCTCAAGCTGTTGAGGCCTTCGCTTGGGACTTTGAGTAAACTGAAGTTCTTCACTAAGTTTGAATCGACATTGTGGACCAAGCCACAAGTCCCTAGGATCATATCCCCCAGGTCCCCTGGCTTCAACATTTTGCTGGGCAAGTACATACGGCCTCTAGAGGAGAAGATTTACCATGCGTTACAACTGTGGTTTAAGTCTTCTACTCCTGTTGTGGCGAAAGGACTGACCCAGCAAGCCAAAGCGGAAGCAATTGTTGAGAAATTGCGTCCGGGTTGGTCGTGTGTTGGCTTGGATGCGAGCCGGTTCGACCAGTGCATACAGAAACCTTTGTTACAGGCTGAGCATGAGTTGTATAAACGCTGCTATCCTCATGACCGCCTGTTATCGGAGCTTCTGAAGTGCCAGTTGAACAATAGGGGGGTAGGTCTTTGTCCTGATGGTTTGGTTATTGCCGACATTGGTGCAATGAGGTGTTCCGGAGATCAGAACACTTCTTTAGGGAACATTGTCATAATGTGCTTGTTGGTTCATAAATATTGTGAAGAAATCGGTTTGGTGGATTACGACATCTTCGATGACGGGGATGATTTGTTGCTGTTTCTCCCAACAGCAAGCTTGCCGTTACTAGACGATCTGAACAGCTGGTACCTCAACTGGGGACTGCGTATGAAGATCGAGCAACCTGTTTCCATCCCAGAGCAGGTTGAGTTTTGCCAAGCGCACCCTGTTCGACTTGATAGTGGTTGGAATTTAGTTCGCAACCCAATCAAAGCTTTGAACACAGATTATGCGTGTGGGGGGAGCGTCCCTGATTTTGATGCTTACTTGTTTCACATCAGGGCTATAGGAGTATGTGGACTGTCAATGGCGGCAGGTTGTCCCATATTCGATGCTTTCTACTCATGGGGTGTTAGGAATGGCAAAACCGGCAAATCACGTGACGCCGTGAGTAGGGGAATGAAACGACAGGCGGTGATCCAACAACGGGCTGGCCATATGGCTGCTTCGAAGCCCGTGTCACCGGAAGCTCGCGTCAGCTTCAGTCTTGCTTTTGGTATATCACCCCATCAGCAAACTCTTGTCGAGGACCACTTGTCTAGTGTGGTCCTCAGCCGCCACGACACCAACATACATAAGCCTTATATCTTAGATAGTGAATTAAAACTTTTGCTAGATTTAAATTGAATAACATGGTGAAGAAACTGTTGACTCGCAAGAAGGTAGCGGCTAAATCTAAGAAGCGTCCTGCTGCTATTGTTGGCGGTATAGATGAATATGCTGTTAAACATATGCGCATGCTGGACGATCCATGCTCTGCAGAGTTATCTGAATCTGTTTACCCTGGTGACCGCGGTTACATCAATAGGTTTGTGCTTAATGGTGTTGCCGGTGTCGGCGCCGGAATAGACAGTTGGGCTATTATCATTAAGCCCGGTAACGCAGTTGCTGCTTATGCCGCCACCGTCGGTGCTGGAACAACATTTCCGATTTCTTACGGTAATTCTTACCCTGGCACTGCTTTTTACAACGCTAATGCAAGCAAAACTCGTGCTGTCGCGAGTTGCATTTCAATCCGGCCTTCCGCCGCTCCCAACAACGCCACCGGTACGATACATTACGGCGTTGTCAATGCTTCTTCTGTTTCTGCGGGTTTCACGGTCAGCTGCACAACGCTGGCTGGTTTCACCACCGAATCTGTTTCTGCTTCTCAAGCTTTGATCAACCCACTGGAGATTAAATGGAGTCCTGGTGGTTTTGATGATCGCTATCAGCCCAATGTAGCTTCCGATGATGATTCTGATAGGAACGTCATTTTGGTAGTAGGGTTGGGCTTTGCGCCTGGCACAGGAGTGCAGACTCGCATGACTGCTATCACTGAGTGGGCTCCACTGCAACAGTTAGGTGTTGTTGCTGATGCTACTGCAGTGAAGCGCAGTTCATGTGACAAGGACTGCATTGTTGCCAAGCTCAAGAGCAGAGATCCTAATTGGTGGTGGTCCCTTGGAAAGAAGGCTTATCGCATTGGCAAGGACGTTGCTATCGGTTATGGTGCCGGTGGTGCTGTTGGAGCTATGGGGGCCGCTGTAAAGTACATGTAGTGGGGGTTCCGCACACTTGATTGTATGTTGTTGGTCGTTATCATCCCAAGTTGTGCCCCAACAGGGGCGAGCTGGTCCTTGGAGAGTGGTGATCTCCATGCCCTGCCTATGGCGGGCCAGCCGTTGGTTCTGCCAACTTGGAATTGCACCTTTTCCATTTAAGCAAGGGCATATTGGGCTGTGTCGAAGCACAGTCCGGGGCGCCCGGATGATCCTTGAGCTTCTTGGCAGCTTGCTGTCAGGACAACTAAGCAC